TACGTGTAGTATTTGAACCAAGGTCTTTATATGGGGTATTGGCATTATTATAGTAAGTAGCAAGATATTCTTGTAACATACCATCTACTGATGCAGCAGTGAAAGCAGCAGGAGATTTAGTACCAATATCAGATGTTTTCTTAGTTTGCCATCCTTGTGCCTGTAACTGTAATACTTTATACAAGCTATCACGGTCATAACTTAATGACTGTTTACGGTGTAAAGCATTTTGAGTACCAATAATACCTTTAACTGGTTCACCATCAATCGTATCAGAATATTGAGCTTTAGCTGCTTTAATCTGTTCTCCAATAAGAGCAATACGAGAGTATGCTTCAGCAGTCTGACCTTTCACTAACTCAATTTGATTAATTTCTTTTTGAGTTTGTTGAGCCATAAGTTTAATCTTGGCTTCTGTTTCAATTACATTAGCTTCAACTAATTTAATCTCTTTAAGAGTTTTTTGCCATTGAGCATTAATTAATTTAGTTTGCTCAACAGTCTGTTCTGTTTGAGATTTAATTTGTTTGGTTTGAGCTACAATCTGTTTAGTTTGAGCAACTAACTGTTTGGTTTGTTCTTTAGATTGAACTACTTGTTCACGAGATACTTCTAATTTTAATACAGCATCTTGAATTTGAATTTGTTGTAATTCATTTTGTAAACGTACACCATCTGTCTGTGCTAGGATTTGGTCAGTCTGTGCTTCAGTTTGTTTAATACGAGCTTTCTCTGACTCAACCTGATAACCTAACAATTTCATTTGTTGAAGTTGAGCGTGCAACTGAGCATACTTTAATCTAACTTCAATAGGTAGTGTAATTAATTGAGATTTAGCTAATAAAGCTTGTACATTAGCTTGAACCATTTGGCTACGAACCAATAGATTAGCCCAATACGTTTTATCTCTTTCTAAAGTAAATTGACTAGCTACTTGTAATACTTGATTTAAAGACTGAGTATAAACATTAGCAAAATCAGACTTATCAATAAGTTCTTTTTTACGAACCATATCTAATTGATTAAACGTAGCACTTGCTAACCAATCAAACACACCACGTCCATCTACAATACGTTCAGTAAGAGTGCTGTTATCTAAATCTTTTACTTTTTCTTCTACATCTACGTCTTCCTTCAGTAAATCTTCTAACTTCTTTAATGCATCCTGCATTGATTTATCTTCATCAAGATTAAATTCAGATACATCGTGTAAAGGAAAAGGAGCAGTCAATAGAGCCGATAAATCATTATAATTAGCTTGTTTAGCTTGAAGTGTAGGTGCTTCTGTATCAGCATCTAAAATATCATCAGGATATGGATTAACTGGATTAACTGTAAGCTGTGCTTCAGGTATTGTTTTTAATCTAGCAGCAATACCATTAACATCATCTATTAATTTTTGGTTCTCTTCTTTTTTTGAACCAGTACTAGCTAAATCTCTAACGCTATCAGGTACATTAAGATTAGGTACACATACTGTAACCGTATCACACGTACCATAGGTAATAGCATCATTTTTATCTAATGGGTCTCTAGCCATAATGTTACCTACTATGTTTATGTTAGTTATAAATAAAAAAACCTACACAAGATTATAAATCAATGTGCAGGTTATCGTCTAATTTATATTCTTAATCTCTTAAAGAACCAGTACGTTCTTGTTTTTGTGCAAGCTTCTCAAGTTCTTCTTTAGTAAGCTGAGGTAAGATTTCAATATTAAAATCAGGTACAAGAGATGCACGGCTATAATCATCAAATGCAGCATTTTCTTTAGTTTTACCTTTTGGAAAACGTTGGTGTTTCATTTGACGTAAGCGTTCTAAAACAATCGCTTCTACGTGCCAACCATCTTCATATGCTTCTGGTTTAAATGGTACATATCGTTTCTTTGAGCCAACTTTAGCATTACCTGCAACAATCCATTGACCATCACGACTAAGTTTAGCTGGGTTATTAACTGTTAAACGAATATGTACTAATTTAAAAGCTTCATCTCGTAGTTCACTTAAAGTCTTACCGTTATATAGAGTAACAGCTTTAGTATCAGCAGTAATGTTATTTACTTTACGTACTGGTTCAGCTTTAGCTTGTTCTTCTAATTTTGCTTTATGTGTATCAATTAATTCAATCATTTTAGCTACATTAGCATTACGTGGGTATTCAATACCTAATAAGTCTGCTTGCTGTTTTAATAATTGAAGTTGTGATTTAGCTTCTTCTACTTGTGCTTCTGCTTCTAAGATTTCAGCTTGAGCTTGTTGAATTGTATCAGTCATACGTGTGTCCTTCTAAGAGATATACAAATTAATTAAAGATAAAACTAGGGGATTTCTCCCCTAGTATATTACAGATTAGATTGGAGCAACTGTTTTAATTAAACCAATCCATTCTGGACGTTGGATCATCATACCATAGTTCCATTGAACAGATGTGAAACCTAAACGACCATATGGGTCATTAAAGTCTGCTGTCTCACTAGATGGGTGTTTGGTAATGATTTCAAATTTTTTCTTACCAGCAGTTTGGAAACCAATAGTAGTAAATGCTTCAGATGATACACACAACATAGGGAATACATCGTATTGACCATTAGTTGCACGTAAACCTTGAGCAGGGTCTTCAATACCACCAGCACCTGCCCAATGTTTCATCTCAGAACATTCTACAATACGGAATGAACCAATAGAACCAATTTCATCTTCCATTACTTCGCCTGCTGCTGCTGCATACATTTGAACTGGAATAAATGCTGGGCGACCTAAGTTATCACGCATAGTTTCAATAAATGGAACTACTTCACGTGGAACGAATAAGATACGAGATGTACGTAATGTACGAGTATCAATCATACGTGAACCAGAGATAATATTAGTATTCTTAGGAGCTTGTAACTCATCTAATGTAACTTCTAAACGTTTAATAGTTTGATAGTCTACAACAGATGTTGCATCCATATCAGCATCAGTTAATGCTGTACCAGAATACAATAATGTACCTGCACCGTTTAACAAATCAATTTGAATTAAGTCTTCTTGAATTTGTTCTGCTGCAATAATTGCTTCAGTGTACATACGTGTTAATGCTTGTGGGTCAGAGTCGAAATCCACAAAATCACGTGTCCATTCATAGAAGAAACCAAATTGGTTAAATGTACCTTCAATCATTGTACGTGAGAAACCAACACGGTTTACACGTCCACCAATTTCAGTTAATACAGGTAAACGGCCAGTTACTACGCCAATGTCTTTGCTTGAACCATACAAATTACCATTACGGATTTGTACACCACGAGCATCAATACCTTGGTCATTTAAGTTACGGTCGTCTAACAATGGGAAGTAATGCCATTGTGTTAAACGCTGACCTTGGTTCTTCGGCATTGTAGTTACATCAGCTAATTTACCGAACTTACGTTTCTTTGCTGCTTCAGTTAAAGCTGCTTTTAAATGATATGCTTGACCAGCAGGTGATTGCATACCAATAGTTGATTGTTTAGCACGACCGTGTAAACCTTGTGGGTCATTATACATATGACCACGTGGAGTAAACGTATTTGCATTATGCGTACTAGTCATTTGGTACGCAGGAGTTGGGATAGGATTTAATTCAGGCATAATAATTCCTTAATTACTTAGTGAATGTTACAGTCTTTTGGAATTGTTCAAATTCTTCATCACTCATATCAAGAATATCTTGTGGGTTAATTCGAGTTTGAACTGGGTTATTACCACCACGAGTAATACTTGCTGATTTAGGAGCAGTATTAGACGTAGTTACTTGAGTTTGATGATTATCTGTATTCACGTTAGCATTTGAACCAAGATATTCACGTTGTGGTTGTACTTGCGTATTTGCAGGGGTATTCACTTGTGTACTTGGTTGTTGTACTTGTTGAGTTTGTTTCCACCAAGATGGTTTGGTATATTTACTACCTTCTTGATGTAATAAATACGAAGCAACATCGTTATACAAATCTACCATTGGTTTACTTGTGTCTAATTTACCTAAAGCTAAACCTTGCTTAATCATTGAAATTGTATCATCAAATAAGCCAGTTTCTTTTTGTTCAGTTAATTGTTCTAAGTACATAGGATTTTGGAACAATGTTTGCATTGAAGCTTCATCCCATTTATGTACTGCTTGAAGAACTGCTGAACCATAAGTTGAACCAGAAATATTATTCACTGTTTCTTCAAAATCCACTTGTTGTTGAGACAACATATGGTCTTGAACTTGATATGGCTGTTCTTCAATATCAGGTAAATTATAAGTATCTACTTGACTATCTTTAATTAACTGAGCAATAGCTTCAGGTTTATGATTAGCTAAGTCAATCAAATGGTTTAATTTACTCTCGTCCAGTAAGCCAGCTTTATCCAACGAACGTAAAATTCTCATATGCGGTTTTAAATTAGCCATCTTCTCGTTGTAATTTAATCCCATCTGCATAAGACGAATTGCGTCTTTAGGGTCTTTAATCTGTACTTGAGTATTGTTAGCTTTAAACGGAGTTGTTACTTCTCTATAAAAAGCTACTTCAGGAGAAAGTACT